TTCAGTAATGCAGATTGATTTAACTGTTCCACCAAAATCATGACGTGCCCATGCAAGTTTCTGATTCCTTCTGCTATATGTAAGACTGAACAAAAGACCGTTCTGTGTTCTTACCCATATCAGACCATGTGGTTCTGATTGATAAGTAATCTCAATCACTCTATCATTCTCAAATAGATGCTCTGCTAGAACGTTAAGATCATTTGAGATATAGCTCTGATCGTTGAAGTTAAAGTAAAGTTCTCTGATCTTCTTGCCATGCCTCTGCACAAAGATCACTCCACTATCTACAAACTCAGGTCTAACTCTATCTGCTCCAAATGAATCTTCTTTAGTTCCTCTAGTATTCTCTGGATTGATACTGTCAGATAGATAACTAGGACTGATCTGCCATACTCCTGAATTAGTTCCAAGGAATAATACTTTACCTTCAATCAAGAAGCTGGCATTTGCAATGCGAGTAGAATTAAACTCTGCTGTAATTGCATTCAATGCTGTAACAGTAGAATCAATTTCTGTAGGTGCAAAGTTGAAATAATCTTGAGTAGATGAGGACCAAAATGTATTAGGCTGTAGGTTTGAACCATATGCTACTAACCTATCACGATAGAAACACAGTGCTTTCGGATAACCTCTAGTTGATCCCCATGCTCCTAGTCTGAACTTCTTAGTTCTACCATTGTTAGAGATATTCCTTCCATCGAATATATCCCTAGGCAAAGGATCATTAGCATCTACTCTGACTGTAGTGTCAGATACTAAAGAAGTAATTTTACTCCATACTTGAATCTCAGAGAAGTTCATCCTGAGCAGTAGACCAACATCAGCAGAAGTAAACAATGGATCATCTGCTTCTATCTCTTGAATAATCTCACGATCATACAGCCTAGTCTTATCTTCTGATAAACTACCAGCAGCAATCATAGTAACAGCAGCATCTACCACTACTTCTACTGTAGATGTGAACGCAGTTACTAGATGCCAAGTGTTATCAGCAATCCTAATGTAGTTACCCACACTGTATCTATCAAACACAGCTACGTTGTTTGTAATCTCTACGTTAGGAGAAGAATAAGTGATCTTCGCTTGCTTATCAGGTTCAGTCATTATGTTATCCTGAACTTCTACGATAGCGTTTCTTGCATCAGTTACTTCAAGAACCTTAGCTAGAATATAGTCACCATCTTCTTTGAACTCTACATATTTATCTACATCTCCAACTACAAAAGAATCTTCAAACGCTTCAAGAACAGCTCTGTCACTAATAGTAGTAGCAGTAAGGTGCACATCTGATTCGTTCTGATCTAAGTAAGGACCATCTTCTTGTTCAATGTCCTCAATGGTCCAAGCTTCTTCAGATAGTCTCGATAGCTTCTGGAAGTGCCTTCCTGTAGATATGACTAGATAGTCTCTGGCCTGTGCATAAGCCATGTTTGAAATATCAGTAGCAGTATATTCTGTTGATATTTCAATGTCTAACTTTGTCTTACCTTTGTAAATATAAATGATATTTGGTTGAAACAAAAGAATGTATCTTGTTTCGTCGTATTCATATTCAACCAGCTTAGACTCTACATCAGCAATCTCTGCAATGTATTCAGTGCCATCACGCCGAGTAAGTCCACCTTGTGGTTTAGGGATAAAATTAGAAATTCGCTTTAGTCCTTTGTAAAGCGAATCCAGATCAAGACGACCATCTAATGAGGGAGAAGTTTCACCTCTACTAAAGTCAGTCTGTGTCTTTCTAACTTTGGCCATATCCTAACCTGTCTCTTTCCCAAGAGGTCATATCAACAGCTTTCTTATTTCTACTCTCTCCACTATCTGCTGTTCTAGCCCTTGACAGTGCTATTGAGTATTCTTGATAAAGATCTTTACTCAATTGCATATTTGCAACGAGCGACACACACATTGAATGTGCAAGATATAGAGCGAAAGCTTCGATGAAATCAGAAGAGTAAGATGCAACATTAGTATTAAGATAAACATATTTAATACTGATAGGAGTAATATCAGCAAGTAGTTTACCATCATTCTCTTCATAGTGTTCTTCATCTAACAATACTTCGAGCCTGACAAGATCAGTAGGTAACGAGAATTGATAAGAAAATTCTGTATCAGGTGTCTCTGTTAGATGAGAAAGTGTCCTTCGTTTAGTAGCAAATCCCCAGAAATGCTGTCGAAGAACAAAAGACAAACAATGATTGTAGAACTGATTGCAAGCCCTACTAGCATTGTTTGCCTGTTCTAAGGACTGAATAGGTGGCAAACCTAGCTTACCTAAAGCTAGGTTGCACACCATAATCTTTCCGTCAAGTGAACTCATACTTGCACAACTTCAATCCACCCCTTGATGGTCTTGCTACCTGCAAATGCAGCTTTAGCTGTTGCAACAAGAACAACTTCCTTGTCCATAACTTCGCCGTAACCAGCATCACTATTTGCCAGTGAGCAGAATGTATCTACTCCAGCAGCAGCTACACTGACTCCGTCAAGCAGATAGTCTTCATCATCTGCCATACCGACTTGCACACAGTTCTTTGCGGTAGTAGGTGTAGTTCCGGTTGCTTTGAAGATAGTTCCTACTTCGTCAGAAGAAGCCCCTACATTTGCAAAGTTGCCACCGGATTCTACAATCTTATACCATTGACCGGAAACGAGTGCAGTTACTTCAGTAGTGCTAAGTATATCTGAATATCGACCTTTGGCATCCATGCCGAAAAGACCCAAATCCACTGTAGCTCCACTACCCATTGCACCAAAAGCAATCAAGCCGTTGATGAGCTTGTGATTTGCTGGAATAGCACACAACCCAATGTTATCACCAGAAGTTACACCATCTCCTGTAGCAAACTCAAAGAAAATCTTCTTTGATACTTCACCACGTTCAATAGCTGCCATCCTACTGTAACCATTAGTGTTACGTGTAGTCAGTGAATCACTAAGCTGTTCGAGATCATTAAGAATAGTTTCAGACATAATTCCTCCTTATACAACTTTAGTTTCATCACAAAGGACTTTAACAACTTTTTCTTCCCAGTTACGAACTGCTCCTGGCTGAATAGCTGCATAGAGTTGACGGGCATGATGGCGTTCAGGAATAACATCAACTGCTGTCTTCAAGTCACCAAACATGCTGAGTGTAATAGCACTCGACGGATAAGCGATACAACTACGAATAGAAGATGCTACAGGCAGAAGCTGTGTGCGAATGAAAGTGAATCCCATAAATGAGACTGGCTTTCCATCACGCAAGTTCTGTTGAGTAACATAGTCGTTATTGATTGCTTCTTCAATTCCAAGAAGAGCATCAAGCTCTGCCTGAGAATAGATGAAGTATAGCTGTTCGCCACTGTTCTCGTCGTATGCTTCACTCTTGCCAAGAATAGAGCGAACCTGCTTGAGCTTTGCAAGCGTCAAGCTAGTATTAGCTCCACCAGTTCCCTTGTAATTAACAGGGATTACTTGTGTGACAGGGAGTTCAACTGACGTTTCAGCATTTTGTCCAGTGAGTGCTTTACCAAGAGCAGCATTGATGATCGTTTCATCAATCTTACGCCCAAGTGCAGCAGATGCAGCAGCGTAGTATTGAGAAGTTGGATCAACAATTACCCTTGCAGCATCTTCACTATCGAACAAGTGAGACCAGTAGTAATACTTCGTGAACACACAACGGACATCGTGTTCCATTGGTGTATACTCGACAATTTCATTGCGAGCAGTTTTTTCTTTAGCTTCTGTAGTGCCAATTCGATTGAAGAAGTCAAACTTTCCTTCTTGCCTACGTTCTTGAACAGTAGAGCGCAAACGGCTTCCCATTTGCTGCATCACAAGTTCGAGAGTAGTGCTCCACGAATTGATAATCAGAGGATCAACTGTATCATAAGGCATAATAAAACCTGAGTTATCGTTATACGAAGACCGTTTTCTCAGGTTCTGCCCTATGGCTCCTGATTCCGGCCATAGGACAAACTAGCTCCCCTATAAAAAAGAAAGGTGGGGCAATATCCCCACCTTGTCAACTCATTTTTGTCACTTCCCTGAAATTTGTTTCAGCAGGTCCAAATACTTTGCCTTGTTGGCTAGATGAGTTGGATCAGCAGGATTGCGAATCGAAGACAAAAAGTCTTTATCACGCTTCAGTAAATCAAGTTCGCGCTTTGCTTGATCCGGTGTTCCTGATTCAAACACCTTGAATGAAGATTGGTCGCCTAGCTTTACATGATCTTCAGCGAGAATATCAGCTACTTTCACAAGGAACTTAGTCAATGCTTTGTTACTTCCGAACTCAGTCTTAGCAAGTTCTTTGAAATCATCATCACCAAGCTTTCCAACAACAGCTTCAAGACTACGAATCTTACTCTCATAGTCCTTACCGTATTCCTTACGAAGTTCATTCTCAGTTTCCTCTTTCAACTTAAGCTTCTTATTCTCAAGTTCCTTCTGTCGTTCGACAAGATCAGATGAGAATACTCCTACAACTTCTTCAAGCTGCTTAGGCAAAAGGCCAGCTTTATGTGCAGTCTCTTTAATCTTAGCAGCGAGAGTATCATCAATCCCTGATACAGTATAAAGCTCTTTGCTTTCAGGAACTCCAAGAGCTTTCCTAAATTCAGCTACTTCTTCAGGTGTGCTTGTATCAGTTACAGGCTTGATTCGTTTTTCACCAAGCATCTTCTGACTGTGTGCATAAGACTTCATCATGTTAGACAGTCCTGATTCATCATCAGGATAACTATCAAACATTTTTGAACCCTTAAATTCTTCAGGGATATTATTCTTCCAGCTCATAATCGTTACTATCTAGTTGTTTCAGTTGTTCGAGTAAAGGTTCTACAGAGCCATGAACAGCTTTGTAAATAGAAAGAGCAAGTATTCTCATGCCCTCTTCTTTATCATTGTTGACAGGTAGGTGAACTTTACCTGCTTTGAGAATATCACGCAATACACGTTCTCCTACTTCTCCACGGAATACATTAGCATAGTCTTGCTTCTTCCTGATCTTCCTCAAGATAATTGATTTAGGATGTGTTTTCATTGTTGCATGTTCTTCTGTGCTTTAGTCATTGTTTCAGCTTGTTGAGCTTGCATCATCTCCTGTTGCTGCTCCATCATTTCCTGCTGCTGTTGTGCCCTCTGCTGTCTTACTTGTGCAATGGTTCTATCATCATTAACGATGATATTACTTACATTTAGATACTTGCTAAGTTCTTTGACCCAAGCATCAAAATTGACAGCATCAACAACTTCTGGTTTGATCTGTGCCATCTGCGTAAGCTGTTGAACCCATTGATTGCTATTCAATACACGCAAGTATTGCTGTGCACGCTGTGCGGCACTGATATACATTGGAGAGATATAAACCTTGTTACCTTGTCCATCGTCTACTTCAGGGATCTTAGGTATTACCTTCTTATCAATCAATAGCTTTACAGATCGTTGAATCATTCGGCCAAGCTTCTCAGAAGCAATTCGTGCAAGAACAGGAGCTAACAAAAGGAACTGCTCATTGCGCTTGTCCTGAATCTCATAAGCTGTCTTTTCAGTTCTTGTTTGTCCTTGAATCAGCCAGTCAATATAGAATGACTTACTGATGAAATCCCGTTCGTCACGTAGCATCTCAATTGAAATCATCGGATTACCTTTAGTCTCTAATGGGACGATACCATTATAACCATCTTCAACAAAGATAGTATCTCCTGGGTTTGTAGTAAAAGGTAATACTACTGAGTCTGAGTGAACTTGTAGAGGTGGATCAACTTGCTTCTGACTATAACGCAGAAGTGTTTTCTTCATTGAGTTAATCAAACGAACAGTATTGATACAGTTCCAAGCTGGTCCTCTACCATAGTTCTCGTTCGTTAGCTTAGTCCATCGTGATACAGTATAAGGGAAGTTATCAAACCCAGACTTCTTTAACAATATACCGTGGTCCAAAATAATCCAGTAAGAAGGATATTCCCTCATACCTTTACTATCTTCCATCAGTGCTTTAGGCAGGATGAAGTGAAAGACCTCTACTTCTTCGAATGGATTCTTCAAGAAACGTTCCCTGAAGTTAGAAATACAATCGGGCTTTGTGTCATCGAATGCCTTCATGCTATCTTCATATTCTTCGAAGATTTGCTTCAGTGTCCTATACTGTGACCTTACTACTGTATCAACCATACCAGAAGCGTTGTCTGCTACCATGCAAGACATAATCGAAGAAGCCTCAAACCTGAGATTCTTTAGCTCTTCATCCCACATCTGATATACAACTGATGTTCCAATAGATGTTTCATCAAGTGTGCTTTCATGCATACTTGAATTGAAGTTACTATATGGATTAGCATAGTTGTTATAGATTGCATTCTCTGCTTGCTCAATCCATTCCTGCCATGCTTGAGGCAGTTGGTTCAAATCATGTCCTACTGCTGCTAATGAGAACCATCTTTCATTAGGACTAATCATGTAAGCAATCAGTGCAGATGCTAACATGTTGTTTGCCCAAATAGCAGTAGAGTCAAAAATCAATCCTGATTTATCTTTGCCTCTACCTGATAGAATCTCATTGATTACTTCAGCATCAATCCTTACATATTTGGAAATCTCTTTCCACATAGAATGAAACTTAACATGCTCATTCCACATGCTATCTTTCATCTTCTTAAAGTCTGCAAGTGTCTCTTTCATACTAATCCAATACTTTCAAAGTAGGTTTTTGCTTTCTTCTCAGTTCCTACATATGGATTTAATCCTCTGGAGAATCTTGAAGAAGTGAGTAGTTCAAAAGGATCGCCCTGCATTATTGATGGAGCAGCAGATATATCAGGAGCAAGATCATTGTTAGTAGGTTGAGAAGCTGCTGGTCTACTTAATGCACCGATAGCATTATTAACTTGTGCAGCTAGTGCATCATAAGATGAAGTATTCAATGCAGGAGCAGAAGGCATCTTAAAGCTAAACCCGCCACCGCCACCGCCACCGCCTGTATAACTATCCATTGGATTAGTTGGCATCACAGTTTCAGGAACAGGCTCTTCGATCTTATACTTTCTACCTTCACCATATCCAGCTTCTACCCAATGCCTCATTGCATAGTAGTTAAGAGCTTCTACCGCATAGTCATCAATCTCTCTATATGTTCCGTCTTCATTCTTATAGCCATACTCTTGCTGGAACACCTGCTTAATATCAGGATTAAGTTCCATGTATTTGTTTACATCAAACTCATTGTTTGCATAAATCTGTCCCTTCTGCTGATAGAATAGCTTCTCCTGCTGTCGTGCAATAGCTTCTGGTGATCTGCGAATCTCTTCTTCGATGATCCTAAACTTCACTTCGTCAGGATCAGTTTCAGTAATACCATAAGCCTGTTTCCGCTTCTCTATCTCTGCATTCTGATTATTAAGACTGACATTGAATGATCGTGTATAAGCAGCAAGACCTGTAGGGTCTGCACCTCTTAACAGATACTTGAAGTAATAACTATTGATTCTGCTTTCTACACTCATGATTATTCAAAAGGGTTCCATCCATCTTGATTAATGTGGAAGCTTTTCTTCTTTGTCAAACCAAAAGTTGAATCATTTTCTTTGCGCCCCATCGCATATACCCTCAAGGCATCTGCAATGTGGCTTGCCCAATCGTGAATCGGTGGACCTGAAATCCTCCTGTAGCTATCATATTCCCTTCGATATGCATCCAATCCTGCAATCCCATCCTGACATTTGGCTTCATCAAATATCAACCTGCTGAATATCTTTCTGACTGCCTCAATACCATCATTAAGACCTAGCTTCTTAGTAGCTCTTACCTTAATCCCTAGCTCCCTGAATATCTGTTTACGTGTTTTAGCTTCAGCTCCTTGCACACGTATCTCCAAGTCCCAAGGTCCAATCACATCACCATAAACATACGGCTTACTGTGTAACACCTTTGCATAGTGTGAAATACCTAAGCCACTGTTCCTGTAGAAATCAATGACATGTATGTTTCCACCTATCTCTTGGAAGAACCACAGAACAGTATCATCATTAACACCGAGGTCCATAGATACAATAACAGGGTATCTCTGGTTGTATGTAACCTCTTTTATCCTCTGCTCTTCTCTGACCTTCTTCATCAAGTCACCATAGATAGAGCCAGTGACTGCTCC